GCGCGGCGGGGTGGCCTGTGGGGACGGGCGCTTGGACCATGTTCGACACAAACAATATGATGAAAAAAAGGTACCGGATTTCTGGGCCAGATAGAGATCGATGTTTCACGTGAAACATTGCATTTGTGATCACAAATTAGGGTCCCCTACCCCGGGGGGATATTTTTTATGAAAATAAGTACGAAAAACGGGGAACATTATTATAAAAATTCATAAAATGAACCGTATGTCAAAAGTCCCATACGATTGGGACTAGCTTTTGTGATCACAAATCTATAAATGTGATCACAAGCAGTTTGGAAATGTGATCACAAATGGCCGCAGTCGAAGAAACAGAGGAACGGCTCCTGAAGCTTCAGCTTCGTCTGGCGCAGTTGGAGATGAAGGAAAAGTCGCAAAACGACTTCCTGACCTTTGTGAAGCATGTCTGGCCGGAGTTTATTGCGGGCGAGCACCATCGAATCATTGCCGAAAAGTTGGAAAGGGTCGCAAAAGGCGACCTGAAGCGCCTGATCATCAACATGGCTCCGCGGCACACGAAATCAGAGTTTGCATCCTTCCTGTTCCCCGCATGGTTCATGGGCAAATTCCCGAACAAGAAGATCATTCAGGCGACGCACACGACCGAACTCGCCGTGGGCTTTGGTCGTAAGACAAAGAATTTGATCGAACGGGATGATTACAAAGACGTTTTTGACGTCAACCTTGCTGCTGACTCAAAGGCTTCTGGCCGGTGGGACACGGACCGCGGCGGGATGTATTATGCTGTTGGCGTGGGGTCGAACTTGGCCGGTCGCGGCGGTGATTTGATCATCATCGACGACCCGCATTCGGAACAGACCCTTATGTCGAACTCCGGCTTTGACGATGCGTGGGATTGGTATACAGGTGGTCCGCGTCAGCGTTTGCAGCCCGGCGGCGCGATTGTTGTGGTTATGACGCGCTGGCACGAGAAAGATTTGACGGGTCAGTTGATCCGTGCGCAATCGCGCGATCCGAAGGCCGACCAATGGGAAGTGGTCGAACTCCCTGCTATTATGCCAAGCGGCAAGTCCTGTTGGCCAGAATTTTGGTCTTTGGACGATTTGGAGCGTGTTAAGGCGTCGATTCCTCCGGGCAAGTGGAATGCGCAGTATCAGCAGAATCCGACCGGCGATGAGAACTCTATTCTTCGCCGCGAGTGGTGGCAGATTTGGGAAAAAGATAGCGTTCCGCCTTTGGAATATGTGATCCAAAGCTATGATACGGCGTTCTCGAAACGCGAAACGGCGGACTATTCTGCGATCACAACGTGGGGCGTATTCCGAATAGATGAGGGCGGCCCGCCTGCTTTAATGCTTTTGGACGCCAAAAAAGATCGTTGGGACTTCCCTGAACTCAAACGCGTAGCTTTGGAGAGTTATCAGTTTTGGGAACCGGAGACAGTTATCGTTGAAGCGAAGGCTTCTGGTATGCCTTTGACGCACGAATTGCGCAATATGGGCATTCCTGTGGTCAATTATACGCCAAGTCGGGGCAACGATAAGATCAGCCGGGCGCACAGTATTGCGCCTTTGTTTGAGGCTGGAATGATTTATGCTCCGGATGAGCAATGGGCGCATGATTTGATTGAGGAATGCGCGGCATTTCCAAATGGCGAATACGACGACTATGTTGACAGCACGACCCAAGCCCTTATGAGATACCGTCAAGGCAACTTTATTAGCATACCGACGGACGATTGGGACGTAGATGATGAAGAACCAATGCAGCTTCGGGCCTATTACGGCTGATACGTTCTTTCAGGCGATGCAGTTTTGGACGACTGTTCCGCCTTACGATAAGTTTCCCTGCGATACGATCAACAATCGTTTAATCCCAGCTTATTACAATCAGCAAATGTGGGGCTTGTATGACGGCCCTGTGCTGCGCGCTTTTGTGACTTGGGCGTTTATGACGGATCAGGAATTTGAGACGCGGGAGTATTGGGGCCCTGAGATTTTTGCGCGTCGTGACGGCGAAACACTTGTTTTTGTCGATATGATTGCCCCGGGGGGTAAAAATGATGTATTGTCTCTTTGTAGAGAGATGCGAAAGCTTTTTAAGGAAGCCTATCCGCATGTAGAAAAGGTACGCGCGCATCGGGGGCCGAGAAACGGAGTGTTCCCGAACAAAGGAGGCTAGTTGTGTTTAGAGCTCTTTTTGGTTTGGGATTGAAGCAACCCGTATTCGGCGGCGGTGGCGGCGGCGGAGGGGGTGGCGGTGGAAGCGCCGGTGGTAGTAATGCAGGCGCCCCAAAAGGAGCCGCAAAACAGCCACGCGCTTCGAGCCCTGCCGGAAAGAAAACGCCCGGAACGTTCACCCGTCCTTCGAGCCCTTCTTCTGGTCGCTCTGTTTCTGTCAGCGATACAGGCCAAAAGTCTATAGCAGGGGCCCGTTCGGGTGGCGGCTATGGTCAGGATTACAATAACGACGGACGCATTACTTTTGGCGAGACGCTGCGCGATATGACAGATCGCGGTGGCCCGGGCCAAAGCGGCGGCGTATATCAAGGCGGCGGTATGCTTTCGACCGCAGCAAACGTTGTTACGGGCGGTTTTGGCCGCGACTATAACAACGACGGCGTTGTTTCTTTGGCCGAGCGCGGTCGCGATATGACCGATGGCGGTGGCGCGGGGACGAGCGGCGACCGTTTTGTTGGCGGCGGCATGATGGGCGCTGTTGGCAATCTTCTTGGCGGCCCGTCAGCCGTGGGCTTTCAAGGTGGCCCGACCAAGCCTTTGGCGGGCGCCGCGTTAACGGCTCCTGTTGCTCCGGCTTCTGCCGGCGGGGGTCAACCAAGCAACACTTTGCCGGGCTTTGCTCAAAGCATGATCGCCGGCGATCCGCGGGTCACGCTCCCTGTTGGAAATTTGACGATCAACAATCCTTTGGCCTCACAGGTCGGGACAATAACTCCGGCAACGCCTGCCGATCCAAACGCTCCTGTTTCCTCTGGTCAGCCCGGCGGCAATTTGGCTAATCTCCTGACGGCTAATGATGTTCGGGTAAATATGGACCAAGGTCCGTTGTTCCAGCAATATCTGACGGAAGCTTCGACAAATCCAAGTTTGTCTTTTGATCAGTTTTTGCAGGCTCGTTTTGCTCCGAGTTTGAGCCCTGTTATGGCGCCGGCGCAGCGTCCAATGCCTTTTGTTGACTTAATCGGTCCCGGCGATCCGCGCACTGATCCGAATTACGCCCCGTCTAAGGGCATTATGAGTTTGATTGGATGACGGATACGTCTGGCGGCTTTTCTTTTCCGGATGCAGCCGAGCGCCGCGCGTTTCGGGACAGGATGAGCCGTGGAATTGAGCGTTATATTCCTCCTGAAATGCGTCCTTTTTTGGGGCTTGTTGCGGAATCTACGCCGTCTGCGGCTTTGGAGCGTGCGGGTGCGGCGAGTATGGAGATGGCTGCGCCGGATCGCACGGCGATGGAGCGGCTTGGTTCGTTAGGCGCGATGCTTTCTGAGACGGCGGGCGTTGCTGCGCCTGTTCTTGCGGGGCGTGCGGTGCCTTCTGCGGAAGCTGCTCAAGAAATGTTTATGGGCCTTTCTGCGCCAATGCGGTCTGCGACGGAAACGTTTATCGAAAGAATGAACCAGCCGGGCGAAATGCCGGAGCGTTTAATGTCTGGCATTGACCCGTTAGCCGCGTTCCGTGCAGCGCGAGACGCGATGTTGGGTGCGCGGTCGGATATGCCGTTTGAGGATTTGGTTGATTTGTCTGGTCGTCAGGCGGCGGCTCGTGATGCGGTTGTATCGACTTTATCGGAGGCGCCGTCTGTTCGTTTGTTTAACCGGGACGGTCGTGCGGTTGTTGTTGGCGAGGGCATGGGTCCGGGCGAGGACGGCAAGTTTCGTGTGACATTTTTTGATGCGGATCGTCGTCCGACCAATCATACGGTGTATGAGACGAAAGAGGATGCGTTGCGTGAGGCTTTGAATGCGGGTTACGACTCGCGGACCGCGGCCCCTGCTTCTGCTTCAATGACCCAAAGTCCTGAAGAGATTATTCGCGCTTTACGCGAGGGCGTTCCTGCGGCGGAGGCTCGTTTAGCGGACGACATGCGTATTGGGAACGAGCGTATTCGCGCGGAGGCTTTGGCACGTTCCGCGGGCCGCGGATCACAAGAAACGGCCTCCCCGCCGGAAGGCGGCATTCGCGTATTCCATGCGTCGCCAGATCAAATTGAGGGCGATTTTCGTGTGAGCGACCGCGATGTTGGTCTTCATTTTGCAAACAACCCTGATCTTGCGCAAAATGCGGCGGTTAAGTCTGCATTGGAGCGCCCTGAAACGGTTGGCAACATTCGACCGCAGGAATTTGTCATCAACGCTACTTCAGAGCAGGTTGCGGATATTCCGGCGTCATCAAACCGCTTTGATTTTTACAATATTTTGGAAAGTTTGCAGGAACAAGGTCGTATCGATCAGGACCTTTTCGACGAGATTTTCGACGGGTTAGAGAAAATTGAGAACACGGCGTCGAATGTTTCTGAAATGATGCAGGAGCAAAACCGCTTTTTCTCTGATCGTTTGTCTCGCGACGCAGACATTAAGGCGCTTCGGTATTACAATGAGTTTGATGCTGGCCCGACTTGGGCAGATTTGGAGCAAGGTCGCGCGTCGAGTTCTGTTGCTCCGGATTATTCGTATATTGTTTTGGACCCGTCGGCCGTGACGCGTCCCTCAAGAGAATTTGCACGAGGTGGTGAAGTTATGATGCGTGGTAATATGTCGAGTCAGCTTTCTGGTGGCATTGGTGGATTTGCGGGTGATGCGAAGAACATGTTCCGCGGACCGCGGGGCTTGGAAGGTTTTGCGCAGTATATGCAGGCTGGCGGCGAGGTTGGTCGCGGCCAAGGTCAGGGTTCGACGGTGGGTCGGCCTGTTTCTGGTCCTGCTGCGGGCACGAATTTGGGCGCGGATGACGAGTTTTTGACCTCGGTTCGCAATCGCGTGATTGCGCAAAGCGGCGTTGATCCGATTAAGGTTGCGATGGAGGAGGGGGTCGACCCTGATTTGTTCTTGCGTTTGGTTGCGCAGGAAAGTGGCGGCCGGGCGGATGCGGAGTCTGATGCGGGCGCTTATGGGTTTACGCAGTTGATGGACGCGACGGCGCGCGAATTGGGTGTTGATCGGACTGATCCTGAACAAAACTTGCGCGGTGGCGCAAGATACTTGCGCCAACAGCTTGATTCTTTTCAAGAAGTTCCGCTGGCCTTGGCCGCCTATAATGCGGGGCCGAACGCTGTGCGCCGGTTTGGCGGTATTCCGCCGTATTCTGAAACGCGCAACTATATTGCGCGCATTTTGGGCGTTCCGGGCGGCGAAATGGGCGTAAGTCCGCCAATGCGCCCTGATCCGATTGTTCCCACACCGCGGCCCGCGGTTCAGGGGCCGAATTTGGGCGGCGATCCGTTGATGGCTTTGGGTCAGGTGGTTGCACAAGCGCCCTTTAGTTTGACGCAAGCCCCTGCTATGCCGGAGCAAGACATGCCGATGCCTGAGAACCAACCGCAACAAACCACGTTTACGCGGGGTCAGGGGCAGCCGGGCGAACGGATGTGATTTGATGCGAACTATGCCGTAATTCTATACAAGGCGTGGGCTGCGTGTTAAATTGAAGCAAGTTTCCGGTCTTTTTGGCCGCTAGGAGGTTATGTATGGCTCGCGCCCCAATTCCAACGGCGTCTTTCGTCGAAAGAGAATACGACAGCCCTGAATATGATCAGGCGGCTGTTGATTTAGATGTTGAAATGGCTGGAACCGCAATGGCGGGCGGGCGCCCTTTTGTTGAGGGCGTTGATATTGAGGAAGAGGACGACGGCAGCGTCGTTATTGATTTTGACCCGAGCGAAGGGTTTGAGGCGGACGACGGCGATTTTTACCGCAACTTGGCGGAAGAGATGGAAGATGGCGACATGGGCGCCATGGCCAACGATTTGTTGTCCCAATACGAAAGCGCGAAGGAAAGCCGCGGCGATTGGGAAGAGGAATATTCCAAGGGCTTGGAGCTTTTGGGCTTTAAGTATGAAGAGCGGACGATGCCGTTTCGTGGAGCGACGGGCGTAACGCATCCTTTGTTGGCCGAAGCGGCAACGCAGTTTCAAGCGCAGGCATTTAATGAGCTTTTGCCGCCAGAAGGCCCTGTCCGCACGCAGGTTATGGGCGAGCTTACGAAGGAAAAAGAGGCGCAATCGCGCCGTGTTCGTGAGTTTATGAACTATTATTTGACGAATGAGGCGGAGGAATACACGCCTGAGTTTGATCAAATGCTGTTTTACTTACCTTTGGCGGGATCAACCTTTAAGAAAGTCTACTTTGACGAGAATTTGGGCCGCGTTGTGTCCAAATTTGTGCCGGCAGAGAACCTGATTGTGCCATATGATGCGGCCGATTTGGAAACGGCGCCGTTTGTGGCGCAGGTTGTCCGCATGGCGGCGAACGATGTGCGCAAATTGCAGGTTGCGGGGTTCTACCGTGATGTGCCGGTGCATCCGTCGCAAGAAAAGCAGGACGATATCAACGATATCGAAGACCGTATTTCTGGCACAAACCCGTCGATGATCGATTACGACGTCACTTTGCTGGAATTTCATGTCGATTTGGACCTTGTTGGCTATGAGGATCGCGACGAGGATGGCGAAGAAACGGGCATTATGGTGCCTTACATCGTCACCGTTTGCGAGGACACGGGCCAAGTGCTTTCTGTCCGGCGCAATTACCGCGAGGACGACCAAAAGCGGCGCAAAATTCAGTATTTTGTGCACTACAAGTTCCTGCCGGGCTTCGGGTTTTACGGCCTCGGCCTCATTCACACGATTGGGGGGCTTTCCCGTACCGCGACGGCGGCGCTTAGACAGCTAATCGATGCAGGCACCCTGTCTAACCTCCCGGCAGGATTCAAGGCGCGCGGCTTGCGCATTCGCGACAACGACGACCCGCTGCAGCCGGGCGAGTTCCGCGATGTGGATAGCCCCGGCGGCGCGATCCGCGATAGCTTGATGCCTTTGCCGTTCAAAGGGCCGGACGCTACGCTGTTCAACCTTCTGGGCTTTGTTGTGCAGGCGGGTCAGCGGTTTGCCACGATTACCGATATGAAGGTCGGTGACGGCAACCAGCAGGCCGCTGTGGGCACAACAGTTGCTATGTTGGAGCAAGGCGCGCGGGTGATGAGCGCCGTTCACAAGCGCCTGCACTACGCGATGAAGCAGGAGTTTAAGCTTCTGGCGCGCGTAATGTCCGAATATTTGCCGCAGGAATACCCTTATACGGTGGCCGGCGCCAATCAGACCATTTTTGCACAAGATTTTGACGACCGCGTGGACGTCGTTCCTGTCAGCAATCCAAACATTTTTTCGCAAGCGCAACGCATTGCTCTGGCGCAAACACAAATGCAATTGGCTGCGCAAGCGCCGGACATGCACGACATGTATGAAGCGTTCCGCCGGATGTATGAGGCTTTGGGCGTTCGCGATATCGATAAGATATTGAAACCAAAGGAAGAAGTCGAAGCGCAGCCAAAAGACCCTGCAACGGAAAACGTGGATTCGCTTAATCAGGTGCAATTGCAGGCGTTTGAGGGCCAGAACCACGACGC